CCCTCGGATAAGTAAATCATATCTGTTTTAGCTTTAGTAAATGCATCGTCAACATTTATCTGCCTGAATTTGAATTTAGCTTCACCATTATTCAATTGTGGCATAAGTTGTGCATTCATAGCTGTTTCTACCATAGTTTGTAAATATCTAACATATGGCTCAAATACTGGACGTGCTTTGTCTGGGTCTGTGAACATAGTTCGTGGGACTTTCAAAGACACGTGTATTTTATCTAGTATGTCATCGGTATATTTTCCGTATTCAAATGCTCTTTGTGTACCAGCTAATTCTTTTATTTGTATATCATTTCCGTGTATGATATCTTCACCGGGCCCTAAAGTGTTGAATGCTTCAACTACTTCATTAATTTTATCAGGACCATATGGCATATCTGGTAAACCACATGACACATCGTATCTAGAAGTTGCATATTTATTTAAAGCTGCACCTATATCTCTTTCTGCGTAGTCTTTTAAGTCTACTAAGTATAAAATAGGGTGTATATCACTTAAACCGTATGCATAATCATCAAAAGGATTGTTTTTTATTTCAATTATCTCATCTTCTTCAAAACGCACAGATTCTTTATCTGTACCCAAATCTTGGTAATAATACATGATTTGACCATGTAAATCACGTTTTACGTACATATTTTGACTAGAACGTACAACTAAGTTGTCTCCAGTCCATTCTAAGTACCCATTACCGAAGATTCTAGCGTTACGTAGCCAAGAATATAAAACTGTTTCTATGTTTATATCTCTAAACATATTCTCTACTTCTTCTCTTACGTTGTCATCATCAGTAACAATGTCATAATTATCTTTAACTGCATACAAACATGGTAAGTCTATTAATGTTCTAACTATAGGGTCAGACAAATAAACTCTCATGTATGTTTGTGGTTGGCCTAAATGTTTCTCATATTCATTACCAACTACTACATTATTAGTTAATTTAATCCTTTTTATTACACCCGCTCCAAAACTGCGGGGTTCGTCCTTTTCAAACGGCGGATTGCTGCCAGTGACTGCAAAACGTCGTCTGATATTATCTAGAAACGACATGGCTATTTAATATTAACTAGATATAGTATATAAAGCTTTTGTCATAAATTACTTAAACTGGGTTTATTTAGCCGAGAATTGCGTCTTCTAGTGTTAAAAATGCCGTGTCCAGTGTACCCACTACGTGATGTGCTCTGTCTACGTGTATTATTGCTTGAAACGTTACTAGAACCGAACGTACCACTAGATGGTAGCATAGATAATGTCGCATGTATACCCATCGCTGAACTATCACAGTAATCATCATGCTTACCACTAGGTGCTGCTATCTTTTCTGTTTTGTTAGCTGCATCCATGGTATATTCTAAATCAATGTGTTCTCTAATCCATTTGTTAACACACTTAGCTTGTTCTTTGGGTAAATGCTTTGGGTTAGGTACTCTTACTCTCCCTTGTTGTAAATACGATTGATAGTCTCTGTACATTTGAGTTTTAGTACCTCTAGGACCTCCCGTAAATACAAAACCAATAAAGTGGATAGAATCATCTATACACGCCCTCCTGATGTCTTGTTCGATTGCGCCACCAATTCCAGTAGCATCAATAATAACTTTGTCGGCACCAAGAGCACGAGCAATATCCATAATACGTTTACGTTGGTATGGAATATCGTGTCCACCAGTTCTAGAAGAAATTTCTTCAATGTATACAAGTCTAGCAATATTTTCGGAAGAAGACTTTTCAAGACCCCATGCACTAATAACAGTAGAATTGACAGATTTGCCAATGTCAACAGCAACAGTAATATTACGGCCTCTCTCCCTTCCGTCTTCTCCATCGATTTAATAAGTTGATAATCATCACAACACCTTTTTACTTTTTCTGGATTGAAAACGTTCGATACACTTTCTACAAACTCACATTCATATTCTGTTCTCCAGTGAATAGAATCTTCTCCCCATTCAGTCATCTTATCTAACATTTCTTCTTCGGTGTATGGAGCCGCGTAAGCGTCTCCGGGTTTCACAGCATCTCTCCATGTGTAGTGTAAACGAGTAAATGTTTCTGTATAGTTGTCATCATACAAGTATCTCCACATGTGATTGTCTTTAGATTTAGGAGTTCCTAGATTTATAAACGGTGCTTTGTTAGAAACAATAGCAGGCTCTACATTATCTACGAATAATTTATCATCGATGAGTGGTGACTCATCAACGATTAAAAATGTAGGATGTTGGCCCCGTATAGCTTGCCCCTGATTAGTAGGCGCTAAAGGAGCACGTCTCATTATAGTGCCCCCCTTAAGTGTTATATTGGGCTTGTTATGAAAACGATACCCTTCTACTAAGCTATCTAAGAATTTATTGTCAGCAAAATGTCTATATACATAATTAAATATGAGTGCTGCTTGGTCCTCAGTAGGTGCCAAGATAAATATTAAATCCCTAAAACGGTTAAAAAACATATAAACAGCTACAGCTACAGACAAAGCAAACGATTTACCACTGCCACGTGGAGCTAAGATTGCTAATTTGCGCTGATTACTATCTTTTGGGTAAGTTAAAGACTTTATAACAATATCTTCTTGTAATGGTCTTAACTTTAATGGTCTTGATTTATTGTCAATTAAATAGGTATGACAAAATGCTCTGACCAGTTTTCGCATTTTTTCTTCATTATGTCTACACTGTTCGAATATACTCTCTAATTTTTTTGTATCGTAAGTACCTTTACTACTCAGAGCTGCTTTTAGGCCCTTCGTCTGACTCTTTACTTGGTTTTTTATCATCTAATGTCTCCAAAAAGGACCCGAAGTCCTCAGTTCGTTGTTCGACTAAGTCTGGTACTTGTATATTCAATGCTCTAAATTCTGTATGGATATCACGTACTATTTGGTTTCGTTGTCGCAATAACTCTGTTCTAGCGTTAACATCCCGAATACATACAAGAATTTCCGACCAAAGCAAGTCTTCAAGCGCAAGATTACGTGCCAGAAGGCGGACAAGCTCTTTATGACGTTCATATTCAGCTTCTCCAACCCTCTCGCGTAATCTCGTCTCGTATTCCTCTACGTTCAAAGTCCTTTCCCTTCATCGAGGGCTGACTTGACTTTAGATTTTACAAGATTGGCTAGCTCATCATCTTTCTCGTCCCAAGCTGTAATTAATACATTTCGGACTAAAGAATCCTTGACGTGCTTTTGTGCCTGTTCGTCAAGCTTATCAAAAGCTTTCATCTGGGCTTTAGATAGATTTTTATCAAGTAAATCCATTAACTCAGCTTCGTTATTCTTTAAGTATTTAAAAACTAACTCTTTTACTGCAGGTACGGTGTAAGCTATGTAAGCTCCTAATCCTAATACCAGTGCAGCTAGTGCTGCTAATAACGGGTCGTCCATCAAAGCGTCTAACATTCCAGATTCTTCTACAGTATCAATGATAGCGGTAAGGTTACCCTCACTTGTCTCATTGGTTGCTGTACTATTTGTTGTTTCATTTGCCATATGTTGATATCTCCATATTGGGGGGCTACTCTTGGACACTTGCGTAAGCATTCCTCTGGAGCCTTGGCCCTAGCGAGTCGCCCTTTAATAAATACGCATCAGGACTATATAAAGCTTACCATTTAACTCTATTTGCCCAATAAGCAGCTGACATCTTACCTTTCTTGATATTTTTAGCGTGGCGCGCTTTAAAACTCTTTCTTCTAGCTTTCTGTCTAGCAGACTCACCTTTCTTAGGTTTACCTGCTGTTCTTACTCCTTGTTGACCAAATCTAATTAATTTTGTCTTAGTTCCCTCTTTAGCAACCACTACGTGTGACTTTTTAGGGTGATTAGGAGTTCTTTTAGGTTTATTGTATCCTGATACCCCTGCTCTTGCTAGTTTCGGGTCTTTCTTCTTTTTTGGTGCCATTATTTACCTGCCTTCTTCATAGCAGTCTTGTGAGATTGAGCAAACGTTTGCCCCTTTTTCATAGCAACTGTCATTGCTCTAATATGTTTTGCGGTATGGTGTTTGCTGTGTCTCTTCATAGCTGCGACTTGACGCTTGTTCAAACCTGCCATACTTACACCTTTAACTTTCTCAGTAGCCATACTTACCTTTTTTCTTAGTTGTCTTTTTCTTTTTTCCTTTTTTCATCGGCATTATTTCGCCCTCCTTACTGCTTTCTTAACTTTTTTAGAGTACTTTGCTCTACTACCCACCCCACCAGCTTTACGTTTCTTGCGATTCGTTGCTGCTTTCTGAGATGGTGTTAATTTACTACGCACATTCTTTGGTAAGTATCTACCACGTTTAGATTTAGGCTTTTTCTCATCACCTTTGGTTACATAGCCCCATTTTTGTTTACCCCACTTTTTTAGGGACTTCTGAGACTTTTTAAGGGCCATTAACGGTAGCCCCCACCTGCGGCTTTGTATGCCTTAGCTAACATCTGTGCTTTTCGAGCCGACCATTGACCGGGAGCTCCACCTTTACTACCAGCTTTGATTCTGTTGAATA